GATACGCAGATTCTTGCATTCGATGACGTGCGCAAAGCATTCGACTTTGAGCAGCTCTTCAGCCTCATCACAGAGGGAATCACCGTCAACCGCAAGAATAAGGATGAGATATTCATCCCATTCAACCGATCACCAAAGATTGTCATCACAACCAACTATGTCATCAGTGGTGCTGGCTCATCTCATGACCGCAGAAGGCATGAGCTTGAATTCTATCAGTACTTTCACTCGAAAAGGAGTCCACTCGATGAGTATGGTCGGCTCTTATTCGATTCCTGGACCGATGAAGATTGGTTGAAGTTTGACAACTACATGGTCAAGAACCTTCAGAAGTACCTGACAAATGGATTGATGAAATCCATCAGCATCAACGCAGATGCCAAGCGACTCATTCAGGCAACGTGCAAGGATTTCTTTGATTGGGTGGAGGAAGGCAACCTCGCTCTTGATGTGTACCACTACAACGGAAGCAAGATTCAAGAATTTACCTCCGAGTTCACCTCATTCAAAGAGCTCGAGCCACGCAGATTCCTCAAATGGGTGCAATCGTATGCCGACTATAAGGGCTACAACATCACCAAAGGACGCAATCACAACGGAAGATACTTCATTCTTGATTCGGGAAATCCCAAGCCGACTCCAGAACCTGATGACATTTGGGATGAGTTAAACGAAAAATCGAAGCAATGAAAGTAACTGATAAAATAACAATAACAAACGAGGATAATATGGAGTTAATGGCTCGTTACCCAGACAACTATTTTGACTTGGCAATAGTAGACCCTCCTTATGGAATTGATGCAGATGTAAAAAATAATACTGATAAAATGCAAACTAAAAAATCGGCAGCAAAATCTAAAAAGTACGGTTCTCAATTATGGGACTCAGACATCCCCTCAGATGAGTATTTTGATGAATTAAAAAGAGTTAGCAAACGTCAAATTATCTGGGGTGCTAATTATTTTGGATTAGTTGGTGGAATGATTTATTGGCACAAAAACGTAACTATGCCAACTTATAGCACTGGCGAACTTGCGTGGATAAGTTGGATGAATAAATTAGATTTTGTTGATATAGCGTGGCACGGAATGATTCAACACGATATGAAAAATAAAGAAACTCGAATACATCCAACTCAAAAACCTATAAAACTTTACAAATGGCTTCTTGACAAGTACGCAAAGCAAGGAGACAAAATACTTGACACTCATCTCGGTTCAGGAAGTATTGCCATTGCTTGTCACGACTACGGCTTCGAATTGACTGCTTGCGAACTTGACGCTGAATACTATGAAAAAGCAATTCAAAGAATTAAAAATCACACCAATCAACAAAAACTATTCTAATGACACGACAACACCGACAACTACTCAAAGACCTCCAACTCAAGTACAAGATGGAGAAATATCCAACCATCCCACCGCATCTCATCGCCCTGGACCAATGGAATGACAACTCCGCCAATGCACTGACCAAGTCAATCATTGCATTCCTTCAGTTCAATGGATGCCAAGCGGAGCGAATCAATACCATGGGAGTATATCGCAAGAAATACCGCACTGATGGAGTTGCCATCGGTGGGCAGTGGACCAAGGGAACCGGCACACCAGGATCGGCAGATATCTCCGCAACGATCAAGGGACGTTCTGTAAAAATTGAGGTCAAGTATGGCAAGGATAGACAGTCTGAAGCGCAGAAAGCATACCAGAAAGCCATTGAAGAGGCTGGTGGTGTGTATGTTATTGCAAAAGATTTTGAAGGATTCTTGAAATTTTATGAGCAATTTTGTGAATCAATCAAATAAAAGCGTATATTTACAATTCAAAACAACAATTATGACTACAAAAAAAGCGGAGGCTACACTCGCAGAGCCAATGAACATTTGGCAAAAATTACACGCTGCCAAGCAGCAGATTGGAAAGGTTGCAAAGAATGCAACGAATCCACATTTCAAAAAAAGCTATGCTGACATCAATGCGCTGCTCACAACGGTGGAGCCTATACTCCACGAGCATGGACTGCTACTCTTGCAGCCAGTGGTGGGCAATGATGTGGTGACTCGTATCATCGACATCGATTCTGGTGAGGTCATCGAGTCATTCATGAGCCTTCCAGTCATCACAGACCCACAAAAGGTGCTCGCTGCCGTCACTTACTTCAGAAGAGGTACATTGCAGTCACTGCTCTCACTTCAAGCTGTGGATGATGATGGCAATACAGCGGCTGCTGCTCCTCAAGGCAAGCCAACAATCAATGCAGAGCGATTCAAATCAGCACTCGAAGCAATCGAAGCTGGCAAGTACACTCTACAACTACACCACAGAACTCAACAACAAATACATCTGGAAAGGTAGAGAGCAAGAGCTGGAGTCAATCAACCTCATTAACTCGGTGAGGTTCACAAACTACGTCAAAAATGATATCACCATCGAGAATGACTATCTCATCGGCACCGCTGATATTGTCATTGACCAGAGAGTCATTGATGTCAAAACATCGTGGTCATTGGATACATTCCCTGCACTTACTGAAGATGCAGTAAACCCACTCTATGAATGGCAGCTCAGAGCTTACATGATGCTTTATGACAAGCCATGTGCCGAGCTGATATACTGCATGGTCACCACTTGGGATGAATTTCTCAACGAATACGAGAACCTCCAGCTCCATAGAGTTGACCATATCAATCCAGAGAAGCGCATCACAGCTATCTGGTACGATAGAGATGAGGACATCGAGGCAAAGATGGTTGCTCGACTCAAGGAAGCATCCGATCTATATCATGAATATTTTACACAACTACAAAATAAGTAATATGGGATGTGAACCACTGAAGCCAAAGAACTTTGATGACCTTGATATTGGTGTGTCATTGTTCGGTCATTTACAAATGATGCTCTTATTGAATAATAACGAGAAAACAGATTTTATCAAAGGATTCGAGCACTGTCTCAAGTTATATGAGAAATGGACTGCTGAACAATTAGATAATAAACAACAAAGGGAAAATTAAAAACAAACAGAATGGAAGAGTTAAAAGCAAAAGGCACAATTCACCTAATCGGTGAGCCAAGACAAGTAAGCGAGAAGATGAACATCAGAGAGTTCGTGCTCTCAATCGGTGACAAGTATCCACAGCTGGTTCAGTTCCAAGCTGTCAATGAGCGAGTGAAGTTCCTGGATGGAGCCAAAATCGGTCAAGAATGTGAGGTCAAGTTCGACCTTCGAGGTCGTGAGTACAACGGCAAGTATTATGTCAGCCTCAATGCATGGGATATCCGCATCGCATCAGCAGCAACACCATCAAAACCAATCACAGATGAAATCGATGACGATTTACCTTTCTGATGGCGAGAACATTCGGGACTTCATCCATAAAGAGTTGAGGTCCCGACTCTCCAAGAGATATCGGATGACTCACTTGGCTGAAGATATGAATCTCAACTACTACACATTGACCAGATTTATGAAAGGTAATGGGGTGGGAGATGAGTTCTACATTCAAGCATTCAACTTCCTAATGAAATGAAGTATTTCATCGCATACATAGGCACCAAGAATGACAACCTCGATGGATTGGTTGCAAGGGTGCACGACCTATTCAACATGATGCCAGGTGTCAACACTTGCATCGTGCTTACCTTCTCGGATGAAGTACACATCTCGGAAGTGACTCCAGAGGAATTTTACGAGCAATATTCAAGCCTTAACTGATGGAAGAGCAAATACAAGATACAATACTAATCAAGGTGCTGGCGAAGTATTATGAGCGCAGCCAGCTCGGGATTCAGAAATATGGGCGCACTTTAGATCGTGATGACCTCAACCTAATTGAATGGCTGAACCATCTCCAGGAAGAACTGATGGATGCCACATTGTATATCGAAAAACTAAAGCAAGAACAATGAAAATAGAAATAACCCACTACGGACACAAAGCCAGCTATGAGTTCGAACACGAGGATGTAGAGCTTGAGGACTTGATTTATCACATTGAGCAGTTGATTCGATTGACTGGCTATTCAATCAATGGAACATTAGAAATAGTAAACGAAGAACAATGAAACTAAACCAAAACGATCAACGTGAGGAGATGGCTGCAATCGGCACCATGATACTCTTGACAGCAATAGCTATTATTTTAGTAATTAAAACTATCTTTGACCTATGGAACTGATATTATCATACCTCGCACTCGGGTGGCTCATCGCCAACTTCGAGCCTCTGCACTGGGTCATTGACTTCACATTCATGAGAGTCATCCCAAGCTCAAAACTCGGTGATTACATTCATGCTGGATTCGGATGTTGGAAGTGCACCTCATTTTGGACTGCTTTGATACTTTCAGGCAATATATATACGGCAGCAATCACAGCGATGGGTGCCTACATCATCAGCGAATGGATAGAGAGCAAATAGAATACGTCACAGCAGTGCAACTAATGGATGAGAAAGAACGTCTCACCAAGAAAGTGCTGAACAGACTCAAGGCTATCAAGGTCAGCGTGACCGGACAGCCCGACAGAGAGTGCTTCTGCTCGCAAATCAGACGCAAAATCTGGTACAAAGATTTCACCAACTGGTATGAAAGCAACGCTTGACCGCTACATATCATCACACTATGAGGAGCTGTATCGATACACCAGGTACTTCTGCTCCAAGTACAATCCGAAACTCACTATCGACACGGTCATCTCCAACGCATACCTTCACTGCCTCGAAATCAATGACAACACCGAGGATGTCGGCAAAGTCAAGAGCTATATCCTCAACTCAATCAAGAGGCAAGTCATATGGAAGAACGTCAACAGCTTCAAGGATGAGCGAATCCTGGCATCAGAAATCGCAGTGCCTGACACTTTCGATGATGATGAGGACCTCAACTATAAAATCGCCATCGAACAGCAGTACCAGGGATGGAAGTCATCGGTGGACATCTATCGAGATGGGCTGACAGACAACGTCAAGATTGCAGTCGCCAAGGCTTACTTCGACAAGGGGCTGACAACAGCACGATCAATGGCGCAGTATTTCAACATCCCAGTGACGTCAGCACACTATCTAATCTCTGACATAAAAAACACGCTTAAATCCATACACTATGAAAATAAAAGATGAATACAAGGGCAAGACTATCGTCAAGAATACCACGCTCGGAAACATGACAGTGGTTGTTGACAATATAGATGTGAACAGATACCGATACTATGTCAGCATCGGATTCGGCTATTTGTTCGAGAAGGAGAACACAACTGCACCAGAGCAGTGCATTCGATACGAGGGCATTGAGGCTGATGAGCAGACTGAAGCTCCGAAAGTAACAAAACCAAAACGAAAAAGAAAAACCAATGCCAAAGCCAACACCAAACGAAACCAAGGATGATTTCCTCAATCGCTGCATGGGCGATGAGGAGGCACTCCAGGACTTTCCAGAGAATGACCAGCGATATGCTGTGTGCAATTCTATGTGGGAAGAGTCAAAGATGAGCGCATTCTCAAAATACAGAGCGGCATTCGCAGAGAAAACATACTCCGACTATCCTGACTCGGTGCGCAACAACGCACGCAGAGGAATCGAGCTCAACAAAGAACTCGGTAACAAATGCGCAACTCAAGTCGGCAAGGTCAGAGGACAGCA